ATTCCTACAACCACAACTGTTACAACCACCACTCCAACAACTGTTACAACAATGAGTGATGGTTCTACCACCACAACAAATGGAACTCCAGTTGTAACTACAGTAACAACTGATGATAATGCTGGAACTTCTGTTATAACTCAAGCAACTGTATCTGATTGGGTAAGAACTAGAACTTTTAGTGTTGTTCCTGTTTCTGCAGTAAATCACACTGCATCTGAAAGTGGTGGAAGACAGAAAATTAATGCACATACAACTACCACAACCACAACTACTCCTGTGTATACAAGAGTATTCACCAACGGTGCTGCTACTCAAGTTACATTTGGTGCTGCAACTGTTGAAGTTGCTAACACTTACAGAGATTACTTTGGTCGTGTAGATCAACTAGAAGTTCTTGATGGAATCAATGATGGTATCAATGGACTTCTCAACCATGAGCCAACTGCAGGTAAGCAAAGATTAAGAGTATTTGAGAACAACAGATTTGTTCAGTCCTATAATGCTGACGGATATTCTGCTGATTCCAAGATCTTTGGTGGTGGATTTGAGTTTGATGTGACCAAAGGTTGGACTCTTGGTGGACAGTACAATAGAGTTAACGTAAACCTCAATGGTGTTGACTCAAGTACACAACAGAACAAAGATCACTTCGGTGTATTCAGTGAACTCAGAGGAAACACACTGACTCTGAATACTAATACTGCGATTGCGAACAGCAACTATAAGTATAACAGAAATGTAGAAGGTGTCTTTAATAATGCTGGTGAAACAACTGGTTCTGAGTGGTGGGTTTCTAATCGTTTATACTGGCATCTTCATAAGGCAGTAAAACCATTTGTTGGATATACTGTTCAGAATGTAAAGAGAAACGCATACACTGAAACTGGTTCTTCAGAATCTGCTAGAAGTGTCGATGAGTTTAATCAGACTACACATGTTGGTGAAGCAGGTCTCAAACTGGAAACTCGTTTTGGTGGTAAGAAGAAGGATCTGTTTGGAGTCAGTGTAGAAGGTGCTTATGGTACTGATAACTCTTATGGGATTGCTGCAGAAGTAGATTATAAAGAGATGTTAATTGTTGAAGCATCTCATGGTGTGAACAATGGAGTTACCAACAATTCTATTGCTGGTAAAGTCAAATTTAGGTTTTAAAAACCTAAATAAGTGAGACTTCATCACACAGACTGATGGGAAACACAAAGGAAAAAGCTATGGGACAAGTGATTCGTATTGCGATTTTGAGTTGGTCTGCCGCTCTTCTGACCGCTAGTTATGCTGGTATGTTATCTAAAATGGATCCTACCTTTATTGCTACGGTCTTCACAGCATCTGCCGCCACTTTTGGTATTAATACAATGAAGAAAGGTGGGGAAGATGAAGAGAAAAAAGAAGAGCCACGTAGAGAAGAAGTTGTAGAAGCTCCTCCCGAACCACCTGCTCCTGAAGCAGTAGCACCATCTCTTGAAGAAAGAGTTGAAGCATTGGAAGAAGGACAAGTTCAACCACGCACAGGAGCTTGATGGCTAAGTCATCTAACAAAGGAAAAAAAGGTTCTGCAAATAATAAAAAACAGAACCAAGGAAATGCAACTGCGAATAAAGCAAAAAACGGTGGCAAGAAAAAATGAGGTATTATGCCAAGAGAATGGAATACTCCTATTCGGGAGCCTTGGAATCCTGTAATTAAGAAGTGTCTTGATGCTGTTGATGAACACATCAAGAACTATGTCAAAACTGAAGACAGCTGGCATTTATCACAAGCAGAAATATTAAGAAAATATGTAAAAAATTTGAAGGTTTGGATACATCAACAAGAGGGGCGAGGATGAAAAAACTCCTTACAGCATTTGGTTTATCATTAACTTTAACATTTCCAGCTGTTGCTAGTTCTTTAGAAAAAAAACAGCCAACAGTTCCAGCATATAGTCTTGCTGCAATGGGCTGTATGATACTTAGAGAATGTACAAATGGAGTAGAACAACTTACTCCAGACTCTACGTTTTTATCTGGTAAAGAATTTGATAACTTTAGAACTGAAATTAAATCTATTTTAGTAACACTCAATAAATTAAACGTTCCTGTTTACGTTGCTCCTAGTAGGTATTTTACTCCAAGAACAGTTGGGCTTTATAAGCCAGATTATAATCGGTTCTTTATCAACGAAGAACTTCTAAAAGATCCTAGAGAGTTTCTGGGAACTTTACGGCATGAAGGGTGGCATGTTGTACAAGACTGTATGGGAGGTGGATTAAAAACTTCCTTTATGGCACAAGTTCATCAGGACTCAGAGATTCCTGCTTGGGTCATGAAGATGACTAAACTATCTTATGAATCTATGGGTCAGAGTCGTGCCGTGCCTTGGGAAGCAGATGCTAATTGGGCAGAAGAACAGTCTGGTCAAACTGCAAGGCATTTAGAAATGTGTGTTAAAGCTCCTTTGTGGGAACAGATTCGTCCAACACCTATGACAATGGAATGGTTAATTGGTTGTGGATGGATGAAACCACAAGAAGGTTATAAAGAATATACACCAAACAAAAAGTCAAATTATTGTGTAGAAGGTAAATATTAATGTCTGAGTTTCCGTGGGGAGTATTAATTATACTTAGCTGCGGACTTACTTTTGTAGCATACATCATTTACTACATATTAAAGTTAGCATTTGAGGAGATGAAAGATGAAGAACCTAGCACTCATTCTGTCAGCGACAAGTCTGGCGATTAGTGGAGCACTTTGTTATGGTGCTTATGTGACTTATCAAAAAGCACAAAAGATTTTGGACAACCCAGAAGAATTTGTTGGTGCTGTTGTAGAGAAGCAGGTCAACAAAGCATTTGAGAAACTACCTATCCCTAAACTAAATACTGGGAGTATTAAGTTTCCTTTCTGATGTCAAACCAAGATCCATACATATATCGTATCAGAGAAATCCATAAGGTAGTCGATGGAGACACTATTGACGCTGATATTGATTTGGGGTTCGATATTTCTCTTACTAAACGGATTCGCCTCGCTGGGGTTGATACTCCTGAGTCACGTACAACAAATGCGAACGAAAAGAAATACGGACTTGAATCAAAAGAATGGTTGAAGAAGCGTTGTGAGAACGCAAAGGATATTCTTATCAAGACCGAACTTCCAGACTCTACAGAGAAGTATGGTCGTATCATCGGTCATCTGTTTATCAATGGTGAAGAGACTTCATTGAATAACCAGATGATTGCTGAGGGTTATGCTTGGACTTATGATGGTGGAACAAAGGTTAAGAACTTTGCTGAACTGGATGCGAAGCGTAAGAAGTAATCACTTTGAGTGAAACTTCTTATATTGTTCTTTCTTTTGATTCTTCTGTTCTTTCTTCAGTAATTTATTGACTTTCTTAAGAGACTGACTTTTCTCAAAGGCAAAATAAACCTGAAGTTCATATGGGGTAAGATCTCTACTCAAGAGTTTCTTACCCCTTACAAATATTTGTTGAACAATAGGTTTCATCTTACCTACCATCCATTCCACCAAAGATTTGCCAATAAGAGCCGCAGCAACAGAGGCAGTAGCAGTAGTCCCAGCAAGAATAACCTGCTCTTTAGGTGGGATAGGGACTTCTCCGACGATTGGTACTTCAATAACGGGTACTCCTAGATTAGTTTTAGGGGCATCATCGGAAATAATCCGATTATCTTGGGGAGTTTGAACAACTGGAGGCAATTGAGGGGTAGGGGTAGCATCAGGAAGTCCCCTTGTCTTTTCCTGCTTCTCTTCTTCTTGCTTTTTTTGTTCTGCTTTTACTGCAGCGTCAAATTCTTCTTGAGTTGGTACATCAATGATTGGATACTTTATTGCTGGATTTGGATAATTTATAATTGGTACTTCTAATCCTCTTATTAATGGTCTTTCTGCCCCTTGTGTAACAGGAACATCAATAGTTGAAATAATCTCAGGAGAATTAATTCTTACTGATTCTATTGGTCTTATTTCCATTTACAACATCCTGTACTTTGGGATACTTTACTACTATGTCAGAACATATTTTTGCATATGGACTTTCTGGATGGAAATATATCCCCGATTTAATTGCTTCACCACATTTTAGTAGACGTACTAATTCAAAATCTAATCTTGCTTTATCTGCCTCTGCTTGTTGTCTTGCAATTTCAACTCTTGCTCTTGCTTTACAGAGTTCAGTCAAACCTCCATCAAGAGGAAAATTAACTCCCATACTAATACCAGCATTGCCACTATGAGTTTGATATGTTGTCGGATCATTGCCACCATTAAAATTGCCTAAAGCAAATGGTGCGACACTTAATGTCGGCCCTTGACAACTAACCCCTGCTCCGTATGTATTAACTGCGTATGGCCCCTGTAAGACTTGAACCGCTTGGTTTGTAACGTTTCCAGTAGCAGAAGCACTAGGCCCAGCAATATTAGTATTACTAGGAGCTGTTTGAGCCAACACAGGCGATACATATAAACCTACTGCGTAAAGACAGATATAGAATTTGTTGTAGATTTTTGCTCTGTAGTTCGATCTATCCATGTTTCTTTAGCCACTCCAGGTCCAAGATAGGTTTCACTAAACTGGAAAGGAGCACCTTGATTTATGATGGTATAATTTGCTCCAGGAGTCGGAGTAGCAGGAATGTTAATGTTTGTTCCAGTTACAGTGTATGATGTGCCAGTTGTATATTCAACTTGACGTATAGCTTCTACAATCTTTGTAGTTGTTTCTGTTGTTGCAGTAATCGTACCTCTGGTAAAATTAGGCACAACACTTTCAGCATATGCAGGAGTACAAATGACTCCCGCTGCTAAAAACAAAGCGGGAGTTATAAGTCTCATTTGAATACGCTTAATTCAATCGATCTTTGACCAGTAGCAGTAGTACCAGCACCACCAGCAGTTACTGTAGGAACTGATGTGCCTGAAAGAGTACCAGCGAGACTTCCAGCAGCACCAGCAGCAGTAGAGGTAATATTTCCATAAGGTGCAATTGCTCCAGTCGATACAGATGCGGGAGTGGTATCAGCATCGATTAAACTTTCTGAGAAAGTAAATGCTTGACCAGCGGTATTAATTGAATACGTTCCAGCACCACCTACACCACCAAATGTAGATGATTGAATATTTGTTCCTGATACGGAGTATTGTGCTCCGACTCTAATTGCTTGTGAAGCAGCAGCGTCAACCTTAAGTTGTACAGAGTCAGTTATCTTTGATGTAATTTCAGCGGCACTTACGGGAGTAATTAAAAATAACGAAAAGATAAAAGCTAATCTTTTCATTTTTTTATACCAATAGAGGCTAAAGATATTTATTCTATGGAGACCCTTGACAAGAAAAATGATTGCTGCTATACTAAATAGGTCATTACGTTAAAGAATGTAACACTTCTTTAATGTTTGTAACACCCGTTAACCGAGACCTATGGGTGTATAAATTACGTCTCTCATATCCCGCCTGAGGGTGGCGGGAGCATAGTATCACCACCATTTCCCTGATGGTCTTACTACTTTTTTAACAAATGACTGCTACAATCGCTAGACAACAACAATCGAATACTTGGGAACAGTTTTGCCAGTGGGTTACATCAACCGATAACCGTCTTTATGTTGGTTGGTTTGGAGTCCTCATGATTCCTTGCCTGCTTGCTGCTACTATCTGCTTCATCGTTGCCTTCATCGCTGCTCCTCCTGTGGACATCGACGGCATTCGTGAACCCGTTGCTGGTTCACTCATGTATGGAAACAACATCATTTCTGGTGCTGTTGTTCCTTCGTCCAATGCAATTGGACTTCACTTCTATCCTATTTGGGAAGCTGCTTCTCTTGATGAGTGGCTATATAACGGTGGGCCATTCCAATTGGTCGTCTTCCACTTCCTGATTGGTATCTATGCTTACATGGGTCGTGAATGGGAACTTTCCTACCGTCTTGGTATGCGTCCTTGGATCTGTGTTGCTTACTCTGCTCCTGTTGCCGCTGCTTCTGCAGTGTTCCTTGTCTATCCTTTCGGTCAAGGTTCCTTCAGTGATGCAATGCCTCTCGGAATCTCGGGCACGTTTAACTACATGCTCGTCTTCCAAGCAGAACACAATATCCTTATGCATCCTTTCCATATGCTTGGCGTGGCTGGGGTATTTGGTGGCAGCCTCTTTAGTGCTATGCACGGAAGTCTGGTTACGTCTTCACTCGTTCGTGAGACTACTGAAAACGAATCCCAAAACTACGGATATAAGTTTGGACAAGAAGAAGAGACCTACAACATCGTAGCTGCTCACGGTTACTTTGGACGATTGATCTTCCAGTATGCATCGTTCAATAACTCACGTTCGCTGCACTTCTTCCTTGCCGCTTGGCCCGTCGTTGGTATTTGGTTTGCTGCTCTTGGTGTTAGCACCATGGCATTTAACCTCAATGGTTTCAACTTCAACCAGTCGCTGCTTGACAACAATGGTCGTGTCATCAACACTTGGGCTGACATTCTGAACCGTGCTAACCTTGGCTTTGAGGTAATGCACGAGCGTAACGCCCACAACTTCCCTCTTGATCTTGCTGCTGCTGATATGACACCTGTTGCTCTGACTGCACCTGCAATTGGATGATTAGTTCGGAAACTGCTTATAAACTTGCAGAGATCATAAGAGATACATTTCCAAATTTGTATCGACCTCCAAAAGATTATA